TTAGCCGCAGATGTCAATTGGGGACTCCGAAGCCATCTGGTATCGACCTAGAATGGCCAAGCCATCAGTGTATTGCTGGGGCCCTTCGCGTTTGTCGAGCACGTGTCGAAGCTTCTGGACAAGCACGGGCATGTCTTTGGCCCAGAGAGTGCGGTCAGGGGTTCCGATGCGGCTCCCACAGGCGATATCCTGCTTCTTGGSCAGATACGGGATCATACCCCATGACGTCACTGGTTCTTTTTCCTTCATCCAGGGATTGTTGTAGATCCAGACGTCATTCCACACGTCGAGCATGTCAGCAGTCGTCATCCATTCATGCTTCTGATGAACAGACCATGACGTCCGGCCTTTCGGGAACCAGTGAGAGGGGACACTAGCCGTGATGGCAGCGTACGCTAGTCGCATGTCGCGCCGATGGAAGAAGTATAAAGCCCACATTTGGCCGTGAGCTTTCGCTAGGCAGGCGCCATCGCTTTCGCTTACTATCCCTCCCTTTTGTAGCCGAGATCGTCCGATAATTTCGTTTTGCTCACGACACGGAACTATCAGCGCCCGCCCGTCCTGAAGGTTGATCGAGTGGTAGTGGTGGGAGCAGAACTCCACCTCYTCCCAATTGTCACACCGTCGGGACGGCTCGAGGATGCCTATRTCCTTCCGAATCTTGCTGTTCCTGTTGAGGTAGTGGAGTGATTTGTGGAAGGCTTCCGAGTCTGTTGCCACCACGACGTCATCACCCGCCACCGTCATTCCTGCCAAGGAGTTCTCACCGTGGTGGTGTAGCCAGGCTTGGATAGTCCGGTCGTCAGCCTCGAGTAAACCGGCCGCCTCCAGAGATCGACCCAGTTGGACTTTGGCGTTTGTGATCGTGTTCAACGCATATGTGACGACTTGCCCGGACCCTCGCTGATCTGTTCTTGACACGACGTCCATGACTGTCCCACTGCCGAAGCGTTTGTGGTTCCTCGGGAAGAGGGCCACGATGTTCCTGTAGGCCATYGTRAAAATGGAGTCAATCAGCGCCCTGTGGCGTGGGTCGGTCACGAGCGACAGAATGAGGGCTCTTTCGTCYTCTATGTCCGCCTCTGTTATGCGCGTGTCCCAGCCTGCCACGTCGTCAGCAATGAGCCATTTCCCTTTACTCGCGATCTCCTTAAGGTAGTTGCCGAAGTAGTTAACTCCGACGCCTCCCACCCCGCATGGTAAATGGTCCCGGGAGACCCAGTGGTCCTGATTGAGGAAGCCTAGCGCCTCGTATTCCAGGAAACGACTCCCGAGCCACATGTACCAAATGGTACGRGACCCTTTTGCCTTACCTAGCAACGCTGGTTTCTTTTCTTTCTTCCCCATAGTGTTGTACACACAGAGCTCACAGTCTCCCGCAAGATGAAGCTGCCGTTCACGGTCTATTAAGCTCCAGAAAGCCGGGTCGGCGAGCGCTTGTTCCACGTCCGGCCATTGCATCTCACCTGACCAGCCTCCAACAGCGGCATCTGATCGCACATTGGCAATGAAGTCGTCTCGAGAGAGAATTCGCGGCCGCAGTTTTTGCCTTTTGTACAGGCTGGCGATGAACAGCACCAGCTGCCTATTTATCTGGCGCATGCGTTGGTCGGGTTCTTCCACATAAGTGTCAACCTTYTCCCGCAGGACTTTCTGTTGGGCATATGTGGACACGTCRGTCATCATAAATCCTGTTACTTTYGAGACCTGCTCCCATGGCCACATTAGCCTCCTGATTATTGGGTTGACAGTTTGCCCCCCACCCGTGACRGGATCCGTCACAAAGGACCCGTGGTACGAGAATGATGCGTACGGATTCTCCTGGTCGTGGAACCAGGTATGCTGGTTCTCTTCTTGGAGTTTCCTGATTCGTCGTGCCAGCAGCGAGTAGTCTGCTGCTTTYGCCTTTGCTTTTGGGTCGGCCCGGGTTCCAGTGGGCAGGGTTGGGGCTATGTTTTCGATCGGAGTGTCCTGCAGAGACAGCCGCCCTATCAAAGCTCGAAGGGTGGTATACACCGCCTTCACGATGCTTGCACGTGGTCCAGAGATGTAGTACATTTCAGCAGTTGAGTTGCGACTCAACCGCAGTCGGACCACTCTTCCCCCGTAGGCGTGCTGTAGGGTCTCGAGCTTCTTCAACACGTCCGAATGGTAAGGTGACAGAACCTTGCACACAAAGTTCGCTCCCTGCGACACAGCTAGCCAGCTCTCCAGCAGCGAGAGGACCTTTAGCGTCCTGGTCTTCTCAACAGCCGCTGACGGATCGCTTTCTCCRATGTCGCAGATGACAGTGTTCGTCACGAATGGTTCCAGCCTGTACACATCAACCATTGGTTTTAACGTGCACAARTTGTACCCATAMGTCATGAAGGTTTCGGGATTCTCACGACTAGATCCTCCTAGCGTGTATCCCTTRAYTTCMGTCACCCGTTTGTCCATTGCCAAGTGTTGGCTCCAACCTCCACGTCCGCAGCCTAGGTCAACCACTCTGCCGTTGGGCTCCCATCCGTGCACTTCCATAATTTCCCTCATTTTGAGACCTCCACGGGATACATAGTCCCCACGGCCCGTCTCATCGACTGATCGGGATTTGTACGCCTCGAACTGTTTTTGYGTTAGGGAGTTAAGGAGGCGCTTCCACTTCATCCCAACGTTCAGAGCATCCCCTTTAGTTGATGAGCGGTAAGTGCTTGGCCTTGAGTAGTGCATCACTCCCCATGCGCAGAAACCGGCAATGAAAGTCCACTTGACGGGCTCAACCAGGAAGCCGAACAACATCACGATCAGACCCTGATTTATGTTCCGGTGGAACGGATGGTCAGGTGCAATGAGACACATTAGAGCATGCAAGCCAACACCAGCGGCCGTCACAAACGTYAACTGGTCRCGGACAACAGTGACCCACAACCCTACCGTTATGACTGACATTGCGAAGTACAGCTGCCTTCCTTTTGTGTCTTCTTCTCGTTCAATTGATGGCCTGTCTGTTTCCCGTTTGTTCGTCTTTGCTTCCAGAGCCCGCACCATTGCCGGTGTGAATGCGTACTTCACGTCCAGCGCGTATATCATCAGAAAGGCCAATGACAGGGCCCCTCCGACAACGCACGTTGGCATGTTGGCATGGAAGTAGAATAGGCCTAGGCATATTGTCGCCTGCAGAGCGTGCAACGTCGTTAGCCGAAGCCCYCCTATGTGAGCAGTCGCTAGGGGTTCGTTCGCGAAGACAGCAGCAATGGATGTCCCCTGGATCCKAGATTTCAGGATGGGGGCAACGACCAGAGCCGACAGGTACATTGCCAATATAACGGTCCAGAGCTCAATGGTGACCCCCCTCCCCGTAGAGATGAAAGGACCCATCACGGGCTCCCCGCTTTGGGCTGCACCTGCTGAGATCACGCGCGACACGACCGCAAACGTCCTGGGCATGAGATCTAGTTCGAAGGCTACCAACCCCGCGACCACGCATGACAGGACCAAAACCCACCATGACAGAGTGTGGTCAACATAGCTTCTGGTCGAGCTATGACACATGAAAGCGAAGACCAGCCCTAGACACACCGCCACGATAAAGAGGATTGGACCYGGGATTCCGGCGACCCATCCTAGTAYAGGGACTGTCATRCTGCTCCACATGCCRCTTACACCTCGCTCCGCAACTGCTGTYGTGTACACGACCTCCTGYGACCGTGTCGTCTTATTCGTCCTGCAGCAGCGGCAACATACTAGCAGCAAAAGTGAGGCACATAGAGTCACAACCGCCGTCATGGCGACGATGATCCAGGTCCCTACCGATTCCGTCATATCACTCGATCGCAAGGCACTGTCATCCCACCGGGACAAGTCATGTAGCCGTTCCAGGGTGTTAAAGAATGCCTGCTTCAAAAGGGAAGCGTCGCTCTTGGTGACGACATGCCACCAACCTTGTGCGAGGCCCTCCCAATTGATACTAGTTCGCATCCTCAGGTATTTCTGCACCGTTGCATGGAACTTGGTCAGGTCGTCCACCTCAAAMCGGTCGTCGACAAATTGCGGATTGTACAGCTGCTTGCCAGCCGAAGTCACAATCACTGGAGTTTTCTTGTCAGTAACCTCAGATCCCCCAAAGATCACGGCATGCCGAGAAGCACTCGAATTTGCCCAATTCCACGCCAACCAGATTGGCATTTCGGTCGTCAGAAGGTCCATGAACTGGCCCAACTGGTCAGACAGCAACTTGTAGTGACCGGGGGGGTCGAAGTTCTCAGCCTCTTCAGGCATCGGRGTCATGTCGAGTTGATCTAGGAGCATCTGAGCCTCTTTCCAGCAAACCCAYCGYGAACACTCGTCAGATGGTTCGATCTTGGCGTCGTATACATACTTCCCCGGATGTCTCCTACCCGTTCGTCCTCGTCGCTGCACCGCTGACGCGTGTGTTATGGGCACCCGCTCAAGCCGCACTCTGGACCTCCCATCGACTACAGGCCGTACGCACAGTCGAGTGTCGATGACCGTGTCTACACCGAGGTTGGCGCCCATCTCACTGATCTCAGTTGAGATGACCACTTTCGTGTTCATGTCCGCAGCTTTGGCCATGTTGACATCGAAGGTTTCCCTAGACAACACGACTGATCCTGGGATCTGGTCAGAGAGTTTCCGCGCTTGCACGATGGTGGGAACAAAGACTATGGTCTTAGCTCCAGCGTTGGCCATGACGAAAGCCCTGTCCAGTTCTTTTGGAGCCGACGGGATGTCAAGGATGGTATGGTTTGAACCAGCCTGTGGCGCCTTACCAGGTGGCGTTGCACTTAGGTACATTAGTGCCGCCCCCTTTGAGTGCATGTGTTCCATGATCCCGCGAGCAGCAATTGACATGGGATCAAGAAAATGGCACTCATCCATTATGACGGTGGAGAATGACGTTTTCAACCCATGCTGCAACACATGACTTGTGAGGGTGGCATGACATGCGACTGTGACTTGGTATGTCCTGCTCCGACTTAAGTGCTTCCCCACTCTAACTCCAAATGGCAGATTACCGGCTAAAGCCTGTAAAACCTCGTTCATAACGACGCGCGTTGGAGTTAGGATGAGGAGCCGCTTGTTCTCGTTCACGTGCCGGACAGCCTCTTCCAAGATGACCTTCCGGGTCTTGCCTTTTCCTGGGTGCCAATCGATGAAGGTGCGGGTTCCTCGTGATGAGGGTTGTTCTACCGCCTCCGCTCGMTCTTCTCCGARTTCCACCTTCATGTAGGAKACCAACGAGTTGTACCGGTTATCTCGGTCGTAAAACCCGTAACCGTACARCCCCATCATCTCCCCACGCGTAGAAAATATCGGWGATCCTGAGGATCCTTCCAGGAAGTCATGGCCGATGACGCCATATTCTTCACCTTGGACATTGAGCCCTAGRACGTTTGTATAGCAGTGTGAAACCGTCTGGTCTGAGTTCACGATTTTCACCACTGCCTCATCTTCCGTCACCAGGGGAAATTGCCAGTCGCCACCGTACGTCACGACATCTCGCAAGACGTTGCCATTTGTGGGTCCCACTGTTTCGCTAGCCCACGAAATGGCTTCACCACGAGTYACGTGGTACAGAGTGTGGAACACATTGTTCTTTGCCACTCCCGCGCCAACATGGTTGATTCCGTTCCAGGACCGTCTACATACCGAGTAAACACCATCCGGCAGGGAGAAGAACCTGGTCCCGACTGTCACCTCTTTCAGTCCAGGCATGAGAACAGCAAAATCATCGTCAGAGCGAAAGCAACTTGCTGCCGAGGCTAGATCTCTAGCCAAGGGGCAGGCTGTTAACACCCATAGGATGATGCCAATAGCAACTCCACAGACCGGGTTAACCGCGACCAGGGCAGCTACGAAACCCAATGACAGCACGCTGAACTTGACGTTCGTCTCATCGTTGAAGTTGTCAAGCTTGACCCCCGCCTCGGTGAAACGACCTGATTCCGCCTGGAAGTCTCGGTCCACAATGGTCTTCTCAAGTCCCTGGGGAACCTCGAGAGCTGACACTCTCTGTAGCTCTAGGTCCCCGGCTGTTAGGCGCTCCCCCATGATGATCCACAGGAATCCGATTAAAACGCAGGCTCCTGCCAGAACTTCCAAGTTCAAAAGGTGGAACCCGTAGGCGAGGCCCAGCATTAGGAGATAAACCGCTAGCTGCGAGATATGTGCTCTCCCAGAGCTCCGCCAGGGAACGGGTACTCTGCGCCAGTTCTTTGACACAATCCAGATGTCCTTTGCAATTTGTTGTGGGAAGTCGCATGACGACGAGCTGGCACGGAGGCCCGGCTCGAACGCGTTTGCCGTTTTTCTCAGCAAGGCAATCGCCATGTGGATCCCAAACAACGCTCCTAGTGTCAGCAGCGCGTTTGCCCAAGAAAGCACCAATCCGCTCCCAATCAAGACAACTTCCCCTAGCAGCAGGGTTCTTGCTTTGCAGAGAAAACACATCGAGATCAACGGAGCAATCAGGTCGATGGTGTTCATTAGCCATGTCACTCCCCGGTACCAATACAACGTCAGGGATGCCAGCAACATCGTCAGGGAYTGCATCCGGTAGCACCACCTCGTTTGGCGTAGGATGGAACCTAAACACACGAGGTGCCCACCAGTGGTGTGCAGCGCCAACCAGAACGACACTAACAAGGACTGTCCCGACGCATTCTTTAAAACCGAGAATCCAATGACCGGCCACCAATACCGCAGATGGTAAGGTAAACCAGTGACCGAGAACAGAAAAGCCGCGCAGGCCACTCGGGTCACCCACCCATACCTGGAGTTCTGTGATATTATTTGCAGAGCCAGGGCCAGGAGGGCCAGCCGGACAAACGTCCCTTCTCCCGGCCCCTGCTGAAAATCCTGAGTGGCGTCAGCTCCCATTGTTCGCATGATAGGGGGGGTTTCCACAGCTTGTGCGTTTGATTCGGTCACTTTACTGGGAATCGGAATCGGCCTTATTTCCTCCGGATAGTAGAGTGTTTCRCCCACAACGAGGTGTATCGGCGGCGTTCCCTTGCTCAGGCAAGTCTTGCAGCACCACTCACGGGTTTCTTGTGCRTATATGGGCATAGCTTCCCCACGATCCCCGCACGTTGGCATTTCCTGTACGGTTGTTCCGGGGGCCACTCCATAGACAAGTTCAATCGGCGCTTTGTTCCACGGAATGGTTGTCTGAGTACGATACCCCGGCACATGGTTGGCGTGTGAAGCCGGAGCTCCGTACCGGGCTGGCATGAACAGTGCYYTGTCCTTYGCATCCGTTGGGTTTATTGTGTGGGTCGTTGGCCACTCGCATTCATGACTCTGCAGCATTGTCAGAGAGGTGATGCGATAAGTCCCATTGGCCTGTAGRGCGCTGTCCATCCACAAGAARCCGTCCGTGTGGATTGTCCTGTTGTTCTTGATTGCAGCTCCGGCCAAGTAWGTTGGGCACGTGTGCGATATGTGGGAAGTGCTCTTCACCAGCACGCTCGACCCATACATTTTCCTGGTRAAACGGTCAAAGGCATACTCGAACCCGACCGCTTTTTCACAGACTGCCGTTATGTTTGAGCCAGTRGTCATCACGCGTATCACCTTGTCCTCAGCGCTCTCCTCGGCGGGACGTGGGTTCCACATGTTCCATTGCAGCATGCCCAGRGCCTCTTTCACCACTTTTCCTTCAATCTCAAAAGTGGCCACAACCGCTGACCTCCCGTCAGCAGAAATTGTCACCTGGCCTTTCTTTCGGAGAGGAAACACCGTGCCGTAGGATTGTGAGTCATTGTAGTACACCTCAGGGTTGTTTTTCACAACCATGGATGCTAGCCGGCGGGCCGCAGAACATTGCAAAATGTCTTCACACAGAAGACAGACCTTTGTCCGCTCATTCACCATCTGACCGATATAGGCTTCCAGTAGGCGAGTCTCAATGACCTCTACCCCGTACACCCATGTCTGCGATGACAAATCATTCCACAGGAAAATACCTTCTCCACATGAGAACGTCTTCCTGGACAAGTCAATGCCACAGCCAACGTCGGCGCGGACATACGTCACATAGCCAAACACGGCCAGGAGGAKGAGGAGCCTTTTGTCGATAAGCAGCGCTGCCACGACAATCACACCTATAACCTCAATCCGGGAAAARTTTGGTCCGATTTTRTTCCACAAGTCCAGGAAAGGCCCACCAGCTGCTTCCAACCCGAACCTCTGATACTTCTTGATGGCTTGTGTGGTAGTAGCCCACATGGTTTTGAAGTAGCTGGAGCGACATGTGAACGGGAACTTTTGTTTCCCGAAAGACACAACGAAAGTCCCAGCTCGRCATTCAACATGCATGTGCCCTTTCTTGTCCGATGTTGGTATCATGCTGGTTGGCTGTGGTAAAACACAGCCTTCGCAGCTTCCGGTCACTGAGCATGTTTTGTTGGAGTATCCTTCAAGCCCAATCTCAAGCCGCCCATCCAAGCCCGTCGGTCCAGGCGTGAATTCTACCTCCACTGGTAGGTCACATGGCTTGGGCTTCCTGAAGACCAATTCGGTGAGGGACACCTCACAGTACAGATACAGTGGGTCTCCAATTCCAGCCTTGATCGGAATTCCGGTTTTCCATTGGATGCTGTCACTATACACAGCAGCCACTTTGATTTCATTGGCCTCGACGTGTCCCCACTTCAAAGAGCCCTCTACATTCCTGTACATGCCGTCAACCTCACGAATACCGGGCCACGCAGTCACTGCGCTGATGGGAAACATTGCTTTGTGTTTCCCGTCGCTCAGCACGTACTGCTGGGCCAGGAATCCTGGGTTTCCAACTCGGCAGGAGATGGATACAACTCCGTGAAGCGAAAACTTCGAGGTCACCGGGGCTTCCGTGGTCATCGTAACGTTCAGCTCTTCATGTTGTAATCGTAGGGACAGAGGAATCTGAATATTCTGGCTTGTCAGCTCAGACACCTCAGTGCTATCGCTGCACGCGACCTCCACACAAGTGGCCACGCTGCCCAGTCCAAAAACTGGACATCCCGTTGCCCACCCGCGATTGTAAGTGGCCGTCTGGCAAGCTCTGTTTCGCCCATTCAGTTTTGACAAGTCCAAGTTGCAGCCTAGAGCACAACAGTCCTGAGAGTACGTGCCGTTGACCTCACAGCGTGACATGAGCCTCTCAACAGTCCTACCTGCAGCTATGGTTGCCGTCATGTAGGAAATGTCCAGGACTCCCACGTCCGTTGAGATTGAGGACACTTGGCCGGGRTACAGTCGGGTCTTTACAAGCCCATCGCCTTTCGGTAGAACCAGAAACGGATCTGCCAGWGATGCCTTCACAACAGCCCACGGTAAGAGAACCAACATCACCACGAGCCAAGTCGGCCACTTCTTAACAGCGCCRACGAGGCATATGATGACTGTCGCCACCAGTCGGTTGCTGGTTAGCAGTCCACTGACTCGCTCGATCATGTCGTTGAGTTCATCACTAAAAGCGATAGTCCAGGTGCTGGTTGCATGGGCCATTGATTTYCCTTCCTGGTCCCTCTTCACTCGGGTTTTTGCGACACACCGAGTGTAGTTGATGGCGAAGGCCTCATGTTTCCCGGCACARTCCACCGTTGCATCCCGCAAGTTGTCAACTTGTGGGCACATCTTTTCCACACGCATTCCGGTGCCACAATAGTCCGTTGGAAGCTTAACMGCTCCAAAGTCAACGTCCCAATCAGCCTCCCACACGTGTTTYCCGTTGTCCATAACTCCGTTCATGGTCTTGGCACAGCCAAAGACCGCCATGAGTCCGATGATGAAGCATGCCATCACATGCTTGTTGCCTCCAGTTCTTTGGCGAGCCTCCCTACGAGCTTTGCGGCCCAGTGACTGGAACCCGCGGAACATGCTGTTCCACGCGACAATCACTGCWACGACCACCTTAAGTAGGGTCTCACTCAAATCTCCAGAGACCATTTTGAGTGCCCGGCCGAGGGTTGACCTTGTCATCCCTTTGACACCGAGCTTTCCACCTCCTCCCCCACGGGTCTTCATTCTCTTGACTTGCAT